ACCAGCATCTATTGAAACTGTTGGTGAAGCTTGATTAACACCAATTCTATTATTAGAAGTATCAACTTTTAAAACATTAGTATCTACTGCTAAGTCTCCAGAGAATGTACCTGTTGTACCTGATACAGCACCTGAGAATGTACCTGTAGTAGCTGTTATTCCTGCAGTAACTAAATCAGCAGCAGCATATCCAGTAGCTCCTGTATTTACTGTAGCAGCCGGTTCTGTTTGCGTATCAGTAAATAATCTAAATGTATTATCTGTAGAAGCATCAAAGAATAAACCTGCGTATTTAGTTGTGCTTGACTCTACATATTTTCCGTAGAATCCAAAGTCACTTGCATTGCCTGTGTTAGAATTTAAAAGCCCTGTGAAGTTATCATCAGATACTATTGGACCAGTCTGTGTAGTTGTACCAGAAACTGTTAAGTTTCCAGAGACTGTTAAGTTATTAGAAACTGTTACATCGTTAGGTAATCCTATTGTAACTGTACCAGAACTTTCTGCTACCTCAACTTCGTTAGAAGTTCCTGCAAATGTAAGAGTACCGCCTAAAGATATAGCAGTTGAGCTAGCACCAGAAGCAACTGTAATTGATGAATTAGCTAATTTAGAGTTAGCAATAGAACCAGCTAACATATCGTTAGTAATGTCACCAGAACCTATAACTAAGTCAATAGTACCATCACTGTCTTCGTAAGTAGCTCCAATACCTGTTTCAGTATTGCTGGTAAACATAGCTCCTACTGTATCTTGAACAACTTCTGTAAGGTCTATATTTGCAGTACCGTCAAAAGAAACACCATGAATAGTTCTTGCAGTTGCTAATGCTGTAGCTGTAGCAGCGTTACCTGTAATATCACTTGAAGTTAAAGCAAGCGTACCTGTAGTTGCAGGTAAAGTTACTGTAACATTTCCAGAGTAAGCTGAGTGTGCTGCAGCTTGTAATCTTGTGTAGTGAGCATTTGAAGACTCACAATAAAAATCTATGTATGATTGTGTGCCACCATTCTTAATAGAGATAGCACCTTGAGAAATCTGTACTCCATTAGTAGAACCACCACCAACTCCTAGTGAAGTTGTAATCTGAGCAGCAGCCGGTATACCTATAGTTACTGCATTACCTGTAGCAGATGTTTCTATTTCATTAGATGTACCACCAATAGTTAAAGTTTCACTATCTAAGTCAATCGCAATAGTTCCGCTATCAGTTGTTACATCTAAGTCTTCTGCAGTTAGTTGTGTATCTACATAAGCTTTAACAGATTGTTGAGTTGGTATAAGCGTTGCAGAGTTTGAAGACATATCATCTTCATCTACAAAAGCTGTAACAGTTATCGTACCATCTGATAAAGAACCGTAAGTAATTGTACCTGTAGTTGTAATAGCAGATGAGCCATTGTCTATAGCTCCAAAGCCACTTGTAATGCTACCTGAGTTTAGTGCTCCTACAGTTGTAACATTAGAAAGGGTATCAAGGGCAGACTCAAAATAAGTTTCAAAGTCTGTTAAGGCAACTTGTACCATAGTACCGTTGTCGTTTACTACTACTCTATCAGCATCTGCTAAAGTTGTTGAAGTTGCTGCAGTGTTTCCGTCTACAATATTTAATTCTGTAGCTGTAGAAGTTACACCATCCATGATGTTAAGTTCTGCTGTAGTAGCAGTAACACCATCCATAATGTTTAGCTCTGCAGTAGTTGCAGTAACTCCGTCAAGTATGTTTAGCTCTGCAGTAGTTGAAGTAACTCCATCAAGAATATTAAGTTCTGCAGTTGTGCTAGTAACACCATCAAGAATATTTAGTTCGGCTGCAGTGCTTGTAACACCATCAAGAATATTTAGTTCTGCTGCGGTACTGGTGACTCCATCAAGTATGTTAAGTTCAGCAGCAGTTGAAGTTATAGCAGTACCGTTAAAGTTAATACCATCTAAGTAAGCTATACCATCTACATATAAGTCTTTCCATTTCTGTGAAGAACTACCTAGGTCATAAGTATCGTCATCATCAGGAATTATGTTTGAGTCTACATCAGCTCCAAAGACTACATTATCAGTAGCAGCATCACCCATAGTAATAGTACCACCGTTGAAAGTAGTCGTACCAGTTACTGTTAAGTTACCACCTACAGCAACATTACCAGTTGTAGTAATTGAATCTATGTAAGCGTCTTTGAAGTATAAAGAACTTGTACCTAAGTCAACATCACTATCTGTAACAGGTACTAAAGCACCATCAGCTATATATAATTGTTGTACTGGATTAGAAGATACTTCCACATAAAATTCAATGTGGTTATTAGTAGTATCAATTAAAACTTTGTTGTTAGGTGAAGTTTCTCCGGCATCACCTATTAAACCTATAACTGGTCCACTTGCAGCAGTACCATCGTGTGTGTGACCTGTAGTGTTGCTAAATGCACTTACTAATTGATTGTACTCATCATTAAACAGGGCTGCTGTTATAGTATCCCCATCTGCAAATGTACTTTGTCGTGTATATCCTGCCATTTATTATCTCCTTCCTGAAGGTATAAAGTCTACGTATAAACCGTTTATAGTGTAAGGTGCTTTACTATCTTCGCTGATAAAAGTAAAATTATTACTGTGTCCACTACCTTGTAATGGTATTCTAACTAACGGGTTCTCTTGCCCTGCAAATAAGTTTGTAGCGAATACCGCATCACCAAATAAAGATGGTGGATTAATTGTTCCTAAATCAAATAAGTCTATTGGTTGTGCAGTATCAGTACTACCGTAATCAAACCTAACTTGCACATCTGGACTTACTACTCCTTCGGCACTTGCAGAAACTTTAAGGTAGTGTAAAGTTTTTAAAGTTCCTAAGTCTCCGTAATCGTAATCGGGAGTTCTATATCGAGCAAGTATATCAGTTCCATCAAAGCTATTCCCTGAATCATGCACATAAACAAAACCGTTAGTATCACCATGATAATATTTTTCAATTCCATTATTATCAAATCCCGAACCTATCTCACTTACTTCTAATCCTCTTGTTTCTGACCATTGAAATCCATTTGGTCTTAGTGTTCCTATAATTCCTCTTTGTGCTGACTCTGCTGTGCCACCACTTGTATCACTGTAAAATAATCTATACTGTGATTTTTCTCTTAGTACAACACTAGAAATTGTATAAGTGTTAACTGTTTCTGATAGGTTAGTAACAATAGGTTGTATTGCTTGACTAACAGTACCTAACTCCACATCTCCAATTCTTGCTGTACCTGCTACCGTTCTTAAACCATCTGGTGCTAAAAATATTAAGTCACCACCAATCTCTTGAATACTATAACCACTTAAACAACCTACGTTTTCTGTTATAGGGTCAATACGAATATTAGAGCTATCATTAATGTTTACAAGTTTGTGAATACTGTTTTCTGCAAATACTATTAAGTCTTCCCTAAATCCTTTAATACCTTGTACTTGGTCTGATATAGTTACTGAACCTGCACCAGTACCTGTAAAGTTATTAGGGTCATTGTAAACACTGTAATAAACTGTATTTAAATTATTCTCTACTCCAGCAGCAATTAAATGATGGTCATGGATTGCTATGTATTTAACACTGTTAGTGCTGTCAACTGTTATTTCTTCAGTAAAAAATGTTCTTGTTGTTAGTGCTCCTGTGCCTTCCATTCTAAAAGCCCAAGGTTTGTTAGCACCATCAGCAATAATAACTTCACCGTAATCAAATGTTGCACCTTCAAAAAGTACAAACTGACATTGACCTTGACCAGTTCTAGCTGAAACACTTTTACCTGTAAAGGTTGAATAGTTATCACCACCACCTGCAGATAATTTATTTATTTCTATCCAACTTGTTCCAGTATTACTAAAATAAATATTAGTACCAGCAGCTATAATAACTCCATCAGCGTATGGAAATACTCCTAAAATATTAGTTGTACTACCAGTAGGCTTTACTGCACTTGCACCACCAAACTTAGTAAAACCATTTATACGTCTGTAACCACCCTCTATAGAAACTTCAAAGTTACGAAGTTCTCTAGCAACTCCGGGAGTTCTTAACAAGTCTATAGAGTTGGCAGATTTTACTAACCCACCATCACATGCAACTGTATATGGTTGACTTCTAGGCATATTATGAGTTTGCTGTTATATAGTTTTTACCTGTAGTTATTGCAGCAGTATAAGATGATTTATCTGCTGAACTACCAGCTACATCTGGTTTTGTACTGCTTCCATCGTAAGCTAAAATTGTTTCTAAATGAAAAACATTTTTTTGAACAACATTATTCACTTCACTCTGAGATAATCCTTCTAGTAAATATTCAGAAGATGCTCCATTAGTGTTTACATCATTAATTAACGTAACTGAATCAGTTGCTATTTCTAAAACTCTTTCTACTGTTATTTCCATTTAATTACCTTTTAATTCGTTAATTTCTTTTTGTAAGGAATCACATTTTTCTGATAATTCCTTAACAGCGTTTATCAAAGGATAAATAAACATTTCTTGTGACAAACTTTGCGAACCATCTTCTTCTTCTACCCAACCACCAAAGTTTTTATGACCAACTTTGTCTAATGCTTTTTCAACATCTTGAGCAATCATTCCATAAAGATTTACTTCTGTATCCATATTATTTTCTGTTTCAGAGTAATATCTATAATGCTTTGGAAACTCATTATTAGGTCGCCAATTAAAAGTTACAGGTTGTAACTCGTTTATAAAACTCAGACCAATATCTGTATTTTCTATATTAGTTTTTTTATGTAAGTCTGAACTTCTTGTCCAAGAATTATTAGATGTAAAAACATTGTAGACAACATTACTTGCTTTACCAAAAGCAAAAGTATTTGAACCTAACCCAATTCTTCCTTGACCTATAACGTACTCATTACTTGCACCATTATTACCTGATGCAGAGGGTCCAACATAAACACAAACACTATTTGTAACAGATGCCTCTCCTGATGTTCCTGCATCTTGACCGACAAAAACATTTCCACCGCCTGTAGTTATACTTCCACCTGCGTTACTTCCAACAAATGTATTATTATCGCTTGTTGAAGCAGATACTCCTGCATTTCTACCTATTGCTGTATTGTTTGTTCCGCTAGTAAGAGCTGTCATTGAACCACCGCCAACTGCGGTATTACTCATATCTGTATCGGATGCTGCGGTCATCGCTGATAAAGCATTATTACCTACTGCTGTGTTTCTATTACCCGCAACATTTGCATCTAAGGCTTGATAACCAATAGAGGTATTGCTATGACCAATAGTGTTTGCTTGTAAAGCACCCTTACCAACTGCAGTATTATTTATTCCTGTGTTAAGAGCTCCTAAAGCATCAGACCCTATACCTATATTAGAATCGCCTGTCGTTAAGCTTTTTAAAGCTTCTTGACCTATACCAACATTAAATCTTCCAGATGTTAGGACATTAAAAACATTGTAGCCAAAACCTGTGTTACTAACTGCAGAGCTAAGCGTTCCTGTTCCAGCATCCTGACTAATTAACATACTGTTAGTAAAATTAGTAGTTGGTCCTTGAAAACCTAAGTCATTTATTGTTCCTGCAAAAGTACAATTCTCAGAACTGTCTATAGTTATTGCAGTAGCATTACTACTATCTGATATTCCGGGAGTGCTTGATAATTCTGCAGGTATTTTAGTTGTCATTTATATCTCCTAAAAATATGTTCTGTCATCTGTCATCCGTCTTGGTGTCGGATTAATTAAATTTGATTTCATGTAACGTAAAGCTTTTTTGTAATCTTCTAAAGCAAAAGCAGCTTGTTGTCCACTTTCTTTAAACTGCCACACATAATATCTAACTCTAGCAGTTATGACGTTACTGTATTGTTCTGGGAATACTATTGTATCTGTTGCTGCACTTAGCTTAGTTGGCTTTGTAAAAGCATAAAAGTGTACGTTGTAAACTTTATCAGGTATAGGACTTAGTCCAAACTTTCTAGCATCAGGTGATTTAATAACAAATCTTGGTTCACCATGCGAAGAATTTGCATCATCTACATTCTCACTATCTCTATAATATCTTCGCCAATCGGCATGGTTTAATAATTTTAAGCCTGTTGATACATAAGGTGCTGATTCCCCTGATACGTTTATAGTTGTTAAATAAAAATCATCCCAATCAACTGAGCCATAATCATCAGCTATACTAGTACTATCAGACTTTAACAAATACCATCGAGTACCTGCAGTGGTAGCTACTGTTACATTCCCATAAAAAGGGTCAGTAGCTCCACTAAGTCCTGCAGAAAAGAAAGGCAACTGTGGTTCTTCATTAGCTATGTCAAAGATAGCTTTGTTAATTGCATCTTTAACAAACTGTTGAAGACCTACAGCACTTGTAAAGTTGTTTGAAGTTAAAGGTATTTCATTTAACTCACGAAGTATTTCGTTAGTCAGGTCTAAGTAACTTGTTGCCATTATTTACTGTGTACTTTTTGTATTGCAAAGGAAGCTTTTTTACTAGCTCCTTTATGAGGTTTATAACCGCCTTTAGGGTCTTTCATTAGTTTGTAGCCTTTACCAGACTTCATCCAATGATAACCTTTAGGTGCATCTACTTTCATGTTTAGTTAGGTTTGCCTGTAGGCATAACTTCAGAATAAACAGGTTGTGCACTAGAAGTTTTAGATTTAGGCATTCCACCTTCCATCATTCCTTCTCTTCCACCACCATACATCATTCCTTTTCTTTTCTTTTTATCTTTTTTCATTCCGTAATGTCCGGGCATTTTATTTCTCCTCTTTGTTTTGTTCATATTCAAAGTTCATAGTGTTGTGACCAACCATCTCTGAACACTTTTCTTCTTTGTC